TCAGGAATACCCAAAGTATCTTTAATCATGTTTTGGATATTAGCAATTTGCTCTATCCATTCTCTGCCCTGCGGCCCTAAACCATTGTCGTTTTCTTCTAGTGGCTTGGCTACATATTTTCCAGTCGCAGCATTGAACTTAGTCGCCACAACCCTAATACCATTCTGACGGTGTACGTGAACCAAATCAAACAAGTCGTATTCAGTTCCACCGATCTTGATATTAGCACCGTCGCCAATGTCTATCGTATAACCCTTCGGCGCTGCCGCCCATACCGCCGCGCGGAGTTTGAGCATAGCCATCATAAGGTCGTCCAAAAGACCCATAACCCGCTGTGTCGGACTCGCACCCAAAATGCGATCAAATACATACGAACTCTGAGCGCACAAGCCCTTATGGTACTGATTAGGTTTCTTCTTCCATCCATAAAGCATATCAAATCCGTTGCCCGATACGATATAAGAACCTTGATACAACGTGGTTAGACCGTATTCGTCCATTTCAGCATCCGCGTTCTTTTTTGTAAAAGCACCTACGTCCTGAACTTTTTCATACGATTTTTTACCTTTGATTTCCCGCGAAGCGTAACGAGTATAGTCCGTAGACAAATACTCAAACTCCATTACGTAAACTTTGAAGTCCATCCAAAGCCAACGGTTAGTAGTCTTGTCTTTACGCTCGAAAATCCACGGCTGTGTGTACATTCCCGTGTCTTGGAACGTCAAATACTGCTTGGCAAGACCCATGATCTGTTCATCGTTATATCCCGCCTCTTTGAGTTGTGGGTATATTTCTTGAACGGTCTTTACTTCGATATTGCCAATAGCCGCAGGTTGACTTTCGTTGTCCTCATTCCAAAGCATGACAAGCCTTGCAGGGTCTACATACTTAAACTTCACAATACCCGTAGTAGGGCAAGTGTAGAGTTTAACACAACGAAAATGAAAGTTTATTGCGTCACGGTTGATAGTGCGTCTTTGATCTGACCACTTAGAAAAGTCAAACCCTACGCGGGCAAGTTTTTCTAGGGCCACTTCTTTTTTCACCTTAAAGAACCCTAGCCTTTCAGCCATGTCCATTTGAGTAGGTGACTGAGGAACAAAAGGAACAGAAAATTCAGGTAGCCCAAGTTGCCGCGCTGCCTGATTCATGTACTTGCCTTTTACGTAAATTTCCGCTTTCTTCTTTTTCTTCTCAGAGGTGGTGTTCTTGTCCAAAAACGAACACTCTAATTTATAGTCATTATCGCTTAAAACCGACAACAGAACGTTGCTCAGTTTAGCCATAGGACTGAAAATATCGTAAGAAACATTTGCAAATGCCTTCCTAAACATAGGGTTGAGCATCTTGCCGATTTCCTGATTAGCTTGATTAGTCGCCCCCGCTGCCCCGATAGGCGAACCGTTGGTAAACCAGTTTTTATATCTCTCATTGCTTTGAATACCGTCCCCGTAGGCACGTATCTCGTACAATGAACTCCAACTTGAATAGTTGTAAAATGTTCCGCTTCGACAGAAACGCGAATACAAGGCTCTAGCGGCTGCTAGGCCAAAATCGGGTTTAGCCTTTTCTGCCTCAGATACATTGTCTTCGGGAAAAGCAAAACCACCTGATAAAAGCGGCAATGTAAACATCGCCGACAAAAGTAAAACAAACTTTTGTTAAATACAAATAAATGTTAAAAAGTTTTGATTAGTGTATAGAATCTCCTTTACCGTTAAAAAGGATTTATCGGCCCATGACTGAATAGTGATTTCGGTCAGCTCTCATATTAAACTCCCCGCTTACCGCGACGGCCAATACAACTTCCTTGTTTTAACGACCTGTTGTGAGGTTGCACAGAGCAGGATTTATTTGTCGTATTGTGATCTCCACGTAAAAGAGTCCTCAAAGGCGAACTTCTACTGGCTTATTTTAACATGACTTATATCTTTGATTTGCCGAGTTCTATGTCACCTACGGCGCGGAGAACAAACAGTATTAAGACTCCTCATGGCTGTTCTCGTGGTTTAAGAGAACGAAAAAGCCCTAAAGACTTTACTTATAGGGCCAAAACTTATTTTAGTTTCATCGCGTAGTTAAGTGCCAACTACGCAATGCGGTAAATAAACTTTTTTAAGTTTTTCCACTCGTTCATAAGGCACTTTTATCAACGAGTGGATTTCGTTCTTGCTGCAAATATACAACAATGTTTTTACTTACGCAAGAAAAAAGTGAAATTTTTTAAGTTGTTGGTTAAAAATTAAATTCCCTTTCGTGCTTCCAATACCAATCGTATATCCCCCGCGTTTCTACCCAAGACCTTTGAGCAAAGCCGTTTTTCTCCCAGTCCGGCCCATAGTCCCTAACCACAAGATTAGACTCAGACACAAAGTCGTCAAAGTCTAAAATCTTTTCATCCTTCCACAAAAAGTAAAAACCGATACCCAAATAGTCTTTGTCAGCAGCACTGTACCCCTTCGGGTAGTTTTTACCTCTTTTATCCACTACCTCAAAGTCATGCTTTAATGCAAGCATGGTTATGTAGTAGTGCATATAGACTTCTAGCTTTTGAAACGGGTCAAACCCGTCAATCTTTTTCGCAAGATATGAAGTGTAACTCATTCGTCTACGTGAAAAAATGAATACAAAGTGGTAAGGAACAAAATACCCAAGTGAACTCTCCACGCGTCCAAGCCCCACAAACTCCCCGTTAAATAGTAGTCCTTCCAAAACTGAATTAGTTTGGTCACAGGAACGTCCGCGAGCATCCCAAGAATCTTGTAAAACACATATATTACTGTCATGGCAATAGGAACAACCGATGTGAGCATCCACAATTTTATACCCCAAAACACTTCGTTGACGACCTTTAAAAACAAAGGGTGCTGAAATGCCGCGAAGTGCGGTGACAGGGCTATAAACAAAGTCTTGATCTTGTTTTTCATGTTGTTGTTTGTAAAATAAAAAAAAATATGCGCACACACGATATTCGTATGTCATTTAGCAAATACCCAACAAAACGGTATTACCATTTTCCACCCCGTCGCCTTTGGCAGTCCATTTTTTCTTGCAATCGCATACCCCAAAGGGTCGATCACCGCAAACAATAAAAAAACAATAAATAGTCCCATAATTAAAATAAAAAAGCCTTATCATAAAAAATAACCAAAGCGGGCTTGTTACACATTTGAGTTATTTTTACCAAAAAAATTGGTAGGCAAATTTACTGAATACCACCGTCTTTGTCAAGTTAAAAAAAGCGAAAAGCCCCTTCTTTAAGAGGCTTTTCAGACTTAAACCTGAACATTTTTCGGTATAACCACACAACCAAAAAACGTATTTTCTATGCGTCAAATGTCATAAATCCACGTCCACTAATCTCAACAGGGGCATGAAGTTCCCGCCATAACTCAGGCAGCCTACTTCTTATCGCCCTCATGCACCATCCCGTAGAAGCACAAAGGTCATGGTTGGTCAAATCATCCACACCTCGCATCTGAGTCCATTCTTCAATGATCTGCCATATCTTTACATATCTTACGTTGTTAGAGAAAAAAGTCATTATATCCCCTAACATTTCGTTTTTAGTTGCATCAGAAGCCCAAACCCCCGGCCTTTGGTCTATCTTCCCGTCTATGCCCATATCCCTTAAAAGATACCCGTCATACCCCTTAGAACGGAAATACTCTACAACAGCCTCAGCATCGGGCCATTCGGGATACAGATAAGAGTTGCAAAGAATACAAGCCTTTAGCCATTCTTCGTGATAAGACTCTTTATCTTCTACCTTCTCGTTGTAGATCATTGTCCAGTCCTGACTTACCCACTCTTCTCGTGGTTTGTTGTCAGGGTCTACCTGCCTGTCCCGAATGTAAAACATAGCAGCAGAAGCATTAGACTTCTTTTTACCCGCAGTATTTCTCTTATGGAATTTTACAGGGTCAGCACAAAGGAAGAATCTCCCCGCCACCGAGGGGTCAGGGGCATAGATAGGCCCGTTAGCAGGGGGTATGTACCCGTCGTCTGAGTCTACTACCGTCTTTCGGTTTCTGATCTCAACAGGTGGAAGATAGGTCATTACCCATGGGCCGGAGGGGTCATCTACAACCTCTACCTCGCTGCCAAATCCCGCTTTCCACGTCAATGATATTTTTCTTTGGATATTCGCGTATTTGCGG